AAATGAAAAGACTTGATACAATACTAGAAGAAAAAGATAAAGAAAAAAAAGATAAAGAAGAAATAGATAATAAACCACTTAATATATTTATAGTTGGTTTAGCGGGTGATATATGTGTATTAGATACTGCTATTAATGCTGCTTTAGCCGGATATAATGTTTATATTATAGATGACCTAATAAGAATTGCATTTATACCAACAAACATCCCGGGAGGAAAAGGATACGTTAACACCCCAATAGATTTCTTATATAAAATTAAGGGTAAAGCTATAACCTTAATAGATTCTTCAAAAATTAATGATGTTGGTATTGATGTTGGTATTGGTACTTCTTTCGGTAAACGACGTAAATCACTTAAAAAGTCAAAGTGTAAATCACTTAAAAAGTCAAAGCGTAAGTCACTTAAAAAGTCAAAGCGTAAATCACTTAAAAAGTCAAAGCGTAAATCACTTAAAAAGTCAAAGCGTAAATCACTTAAAAATTAAATATGTAAAACTATTTTAGTGTTTAAACCATATCAAATCAAAAAACCAATCAGCTATTTCTTCAGAATTACTACTTCTTATTTCTACTAATATATCCTTAAAATAATTAGCGGGTGTAGTTTGTTTAATAAGATAAATTAATAATAATTTAGCTTCCGATAAGTTATTATAAACTAATCTACGGAATGCAAAAATAAATAATATATTATCGTTTATGTCATTATTAACTAAATATTTTTCCCCAACTGATTTAAAAGATTCTTCCATTTGATTATATTCTTCTATTATTTTATTATATTCTTCTATTATTTTTTTATATTCTGTTTCATTTTTTGTTTTATTTTTTGTTTTATTTTTTCTTCGTTTCAATCTAGGCAAGCTTCTTTGTAATTTTTCAAATTCATAAATGTATTCAATAATTTTTAAAAAATCATTGTAAATTTCATCTACCTCATTACTTTGTTCATTAGACAACACTATAAAATCATTATTTATTTGTTGATCATTTGTTAACACACTAACCTGTTTTTCAGTTAAAATAGGAAGATCTTTCTTCAAAAGAAAATAACTACCAAACCTCATTAATATTAATTTAAACAAACATTTAAATTTAAATGAATATATAAGTTAATACTAATGAGTCAAAAGTTAACTAACAAAGAATTGGAAATTATTGCCAACAAACGTTCTAGTAGAGGTTTGACCAGAGGTACACAGAAGCGAAGTTCTGTTCGTAGAATTGAAGGGTTTGAGAATATTAAAAATGGTGGTATTATTATTTTAGTTATAGTTATAAGTTTAGTTTTGGGTATTGTTGGTGCTAGATATCCTTTACGGTTGTTAAAAAATAATAAATATAATATGTTATATAATTTTATTATTCATTTCTTTTTAGGGTATATTATATTACCTGTGCGGATCATTCTCCACATCATTTAAAATATTTTATAATACACTTCACCACAATCATCCAATTCTGTTTCCGCTTCACCGTTAACACTACTTATAGTAAATGATTCGTTTGGAACTATGTGGACTATTAAATTAACACCAGCTTTACCTTCTAGACTTTTACGGGAAAGTATTATTATAGAATCAACCTTAATGTCATGATGGATAACTTTATGCTTACCCTTATTAAGTCTTACAATACCATTATCCTGAACTTGAAAATTTTTATAATCATTTAGTACCACGGGTGGTAACGGTTGAAACGTAAAGCTTGGATTTTCAACCATACTCCCACCAATACTAATAAGAACAATAAACATAAGAATCAAAGGCATAATTGTATTTGAAATACCTGGTATCATTTGGTTATCAAAGGGATTCATTAATTAATTTTAATATATAAATTAATATTAAATTTTAAACTACTTATTATAATTCAAAATATTAATTGAATTATAATAAACGACATAAGTCATCATTACTGGGGGCATTTATATTAAATGTACGAATTAATTCATTTTTAATATACGTACATATATATTAATCAAAATGTTATAAAAACATTTCACGAAAGCGCTTTGCTGTGTACCCCCACTTACATTTTATAAAGCATATTTCTTTAAGTATATTTTAATTTATTTCATGTAAGTTATTAATGTAAATTAAAAAGTGTAATAGTCTTTAAATTGATTGAATAAAAACAAACAAATATAAATCTATCACGATATTGAACCAATTCAAGTTATAATTCGTCGTTAAACATTTCGTCGTCAATAATTTTTATTATTCTTGCGCAATTATTCTTTAATATGTTTAAGAACGGAATTCAGGAGGAACAAATTTATCCGTATTGAGGTAATGGTGAATGTGTTTAAGACAATTCGCATCACCCGGATTGTCCTCATAACACAAATCAGTGTAATATTTCCGAATATTAGAATAACCATTATCACAAGGCTTATATTTACCTACTTTGTTTTTGTAATCTTCAAGATCTTTCTTTTCAGCATCACTTGCAACGTCCAAATATTTTTTGTAAATATTTTCTGAAATAGAAAAAGAGAATTGCTCGGGAGCAGTACTTTTGTAAAAATTACCTATGCCCCTATATACATAAGCGTGAGTCAAAAAGGGAAGGTAATTAAAATTGTAATAAGGAGGCCTATTCTTAGTAATACAAGGAATCATCATCTCTGTAACTTCATCCTGATCTAGAACATAGGCTAACTGGAAACTATTGTATACACTAGAATTGTTATTACCATAGTGATAGATATTAGCACCGTCTTCTAAATTTTGTTTGATTTTTTTAATAATTACATTTCTTTTGTCATCATATCCAGCTTTCTTTCTCTGTTCGGCACAAATAGAACTAACATCCGAAAGTTTCCTAATATTCTCAAACAATTTTTCAGACGGATGGTCTACATAATCAGTACCTGGTCCATACAATTTACCATATGCTAGATTTTTACAATTTTTGGCTTGAACCTTATTGATTGAATTTCCCATGTTTATTTTATTAAAATAAATCAAAAAAACGCAAGAATATAACACGAAACTGACCATGTGTTTGTTTTTACGTTTGGACTCTTGTCTCTTTAATTAATTAACTATTAATATCTTTAAGTTTGTAGTTTGCATCCACAACTACAATGAACCTGATTATATTTACGACAATAGCTACAACATTTTAGATTAATCTGAATTCTTTTGATATTTGGTTTACTTACTTTTTCAGGAATATTGGGAATATTATTAATAATAACTACATTATAGACTCTTCTTATTTCTAGTCCGACAAATAAAATGAAAGATTTGGCTATCGAATATTTTAATAAAAAAAATTCTATTATATATGAAATAAAATCCAGAAATAGTGGTTCTTATTATAATGATGATTTTACTATAACTGAAAAACGACAATCTAATAATGATTGTTTTAATGCAAAAATAGGTGTTTATATGAATAAAGATAAATTTTTTAATGATTGTAAGACTGTTTAAAACTATTAATTAAATTATTATTTACTTATAATGAAAAGAACATTGGATGATTCAATAAATGAAAATACTAATAAAAAAAGAAGAAAATATAAATATGAATATACACCCGATATGAAAAATACGTCAGTTCCTTTGCATTATATTTACGACAGGTTGGCGACCGATGAACAGATAGAAGAATTGGAGAAACATTTAGATCTAAGAAAGAATATTTACACCGATATGGGTATTGAAACTTCTATGTTGATAGACAGTTTGTATAGTGATGATAAATCTGAACTAGATAGAATAATATTTGGTATGATTGATGATAATTGTTCTATATGGGAAATAATAGACGAAATTGATTTTTTTTTAGAATCCGTTTAAAGTTATAAGTAACAGTAAAAGTAAATAATGGAAACAACCAACGTTAACAAATTTTCTATGTTAGACGACAATGTCGAAACTACTGACAAAGTCGATATAGTAGATATAGTAATTAATTACCAACCCAAGGTCATAGAAGAATATGAAGACATATATAGTAGGATGAGTAATTCTCGTCATTGTGGATATTGTGAAGAAGAACAAAAAGGTTTTTGCTATTTAGACAGGAGTGCTAGTCGTGACGACATAATTTTCATATGTTATAATTGTGGTAGTTTGATGACCAACAGTCAAGAAAATTTAGATTATTACAATAAACTTATGTCTCTGTTGGGAATAGAAGAAGACAACGAAATAAAAAAATCAATTGCCCTAGAAAACCACTTTCAAAACATATACGCTAGTCCCAAAATAGAGAAAAGTGTGAAGAAATTCATGTTTAACAATGGACGATGGGTTTAATTTTTGAAACGTTTATCATATAAATAACTTAAACTTGGAACGCATTTTTTGCACTGAATGCTATGTTCTTTGTGCACCCAAGCTATTGGATCTAATTTAGAATAATCTTTTTGAAGAACACATTTACATTTATTACAAAACATTATTGTTACTGAATATCCTACAATAATGTTTAATAATTCTTTTGGTAACCTAATATTATGAATAGCTACGATTATTTCCATCGGGTCTATCATTGTCTAAGCAAATAAATTAATTTGGCTACTTAAGCCATTTACGAATACTGTTATCACTAACTCCAAACATTTTACCAATATGAACATAACTAAATGTTTCCAATAATTTTATAAGTTCTTCCTTACTCGGTCGGTCTTTTACCTTCCTACAATCAATTCTATAACAACTTACACAACGATAACCGTCGAAAGATTTTGATTCGTGAGTAGTTGTATTAATTTTGCAAATGTCACAGAGGTATTGTTTTTGTGTTTGTTTAGTGATTGGTTCCCTAAAAAAATAATTAGGAATTGTTATAACGTCGTCAAAATTTACCTTTTCTCTTTTAACACTTATTTTATAACATTCTTTACACCTGTAACCATTACCCGTCTTACTTTTATGTAAAGTTGTATTAATTTTACAAATGTCACAGAGATACTCTTTGTATTTGTATTTTTGCACCGGTTCTTTGAAAAAATATTTTGGTATTGTTATAACGTCGTCAAAATTGATCTCCCTTTTTAATGGTCTTTTTTTAGAACACCAAGTATCCGTCTGACTATGGCAATTAGGACAAAGGATTCTTAAATTTTCCAAACGATTGTCACAATTATTACCGCTTATATGATCTAATTGAAGAGTTAAAGGTTTACCGTTATATTCTGGACCTATACCACACCAAACACATTTGTCAACCCACCCCAACTCTTCGATTAAACGCTTTTTGAGTCTATTCGATTTATAATATTTATTTTCTACTAATATATTACTTAATTCAAATCCATTATAACTACATTCTGGTCTAACCATTCCTGCAGACCAACTTTTACCGAGGAAGTGGTTACTATTCAATCCTAATTTTAAAATACGTTGTTCTAGTTTATATATAATTTTCCCATTACTATATTTCCATCCACATCTTTTCGATAAATCATTATACGATCTAGATATTTCAACCAACTCGGTAAATCGTTGTTTATTTATGTTTCGTTCCATTTTAAATAATAAGTAATATTATTCTTTAAACTGATTCGTAATTACGAAAAATTTCAATATATACCGAGCGGGATTTGAACCCGCGTGAATTGCTTCAGTTGATCTCTAATTTGTCTTCGTAAAGTACAAATCTTAAGTCACGTTTAACCCCTAAATTTTCAAATAGGGACAGACTGTATCTTGCGCTATCATCAAGTTAGTTAAACTTTCAAGCGTGTATCCGTTCAGTCGTTACCGCGGAACCGTATTTTATTAACTAAAAAACTTAGGTTCTCACATCGGGATTGTCCAATCCTTAATAATAATATGGGAAGTGGTGTTACCACTGTTCGTTAAAGTTGCTTTGCAACTCAGCTCCGAGGGAGCTTCCAAAATTTCTTAAGGTAACTATTAACAATAATGCTAAACATTATTGGCGATATAAATCGCTAAGGCTCTAAGGAGTTTCCCCGAACAAGATACATTTAGCTGTGTCATTGCCTACACAACCTGGGCCACATTGACCCCCATAGACCACTCGGGCATCGGTATATATTGAAACTTTATCGTTAAACTTTATCTATTTTCTCCTACTTGGAGTCGAACCATAGGTTCTATGAACAGTTTTGTATCATACTCAGGATATATACCCACGGAGGGGCTTGAACCCTCGACCATTCGATAATTTCGAAAAATTAAAAGTCGAACGCTCTACCGACTGAGCTACGTGGGTTACACTGTCCGGGAATCGAACCCGAGACATTCGCTTGGAAAACGAATATTTTACCACTAAACTAACAGTGTAACATTTCTCAATAGCCGGACTTGAACCAGCGACGAATGGATTTACAGTCCACTGCTCTACCAACTGAGCTATATCAAGAAAGCTTCCTAGGTGAATTGAACACCCGACCTATAGCTTACAAAACCATCGCTCTACCACTGAGCTAAGAAAGCTAATTGTACTGTGGGGGGATTGAACCCCTACAACCGTAAAACAGTTGAGTATACCATTACACCAACTCGTACAAAACCTATTTTTTACCCCCGAAGGGACTTGAACCCTCGACTTTCTGATTAGAAGTCAGACACGCTATCCACTGCGTCACGAGGGCAATTGGGAGGCTAACCCAAAGAACAGTTATTATAACTATCCTTTGGACCAACCTATTGTTAAAGTATTATAAGTGTGTCTTTACTTCTATCGGGAGTTGAACCCGACCGAACACGTCATAAGCGTATTATGCTAACCGATACATCATAGAAGCTCTAAGACACTTTTATAATACTTTTAGTGAATTATTATAATAATATTCACGAGGCGTACTAAACCTATCTTTCCTTACTGGGATTGAACCAGTGACCTTCCGATTAACAGTCGGATGCTCTAACCAACTGAGCTAAAGGAAACATTTAATTTTTATTATTTCTTAGAAAAGGTTACAGGAGACTTTATATTACATTGCTGTTCATCTCCTTTCATATTATTTACTATACTCAATTCTTTAAACCAATTTAATTATTATATATACAATAAACATTATTAAAACAATGAATGAACGATATTAATTAATTATTAATTCGTGTTGGTGATCCAAAATTAGATTTTTTATAAATTATACTAGGATTGTTTTTAACCATATGGGGAATACCGTTATTTCTAACAACTTTATCAGTTTCAGAATTTACTCCATTAAATTTTGGGATCTCACACGATAATAACATTTGTCCATTATGTTTAGCTATAGCAGATTTAAGAGATTCCGGAACACCACCCTGAATCTCAACATTCTTACCATCCTCGTAAAATCCATATTCATTAAACTCCTGTATATTTAATGTATTACCATAATTCCAATTAAGCAGTGAAGAATTAGGAAGGTTTGGACTATTTGTATCTATTACCAACTGATTACCACTTCTACCCAAATTATACCCCTTCATAGCATTTGGAAGATTAGGGTTGGTTGTATCCCATTCTCCCTTATTAACGAAATCCATTTTAGCAAGAACATAACCCTTATCTTCAGGACTAATTACAACAGCCTCGACCAAAGTTGATGTTGACCTCAGTGGATTGTAAAGATTAAACACCAATTTAAATACACTTCCCTTATTGTTATCTGTAGTAAATGCATATAACTCAGAATCAATATGATGAAACTGCTCATTACCCCAACTACCATTCTTCTTCATTTCAGGTATTTTATTAACATTAACCGCTATTTTTTCCATTAACCATTTCATAATTCGTTCCTTAGTATCAATATCATCAAATATATTTCCATCAGCACAAAACATCTTAGGAACCAATTTTGAATCCAAAATCTTAGAAACTGTATTCCCCGGTACAACTATATGACTAAATAAATTAGTCAACCAACCATTATACGTAGTAGGCTTAACCAACGGCCTCATAGCATAATAATCTATGGCATCAGACTCCTTACACCATCCTTTATACTTACTTCCAGAATAACAAGGCCACGAACAAGTTGTTCCATCACTATCTTTTTTTTTATGACCAGTATTATCCATAGGACGAATAATAGATGGCTGATAACCCAACCTTGGAACATTATTATTTTGGATTATTTTTTGATTAAATTCAACAGAATTATCGAAAAATTCTATATTACCATTAAAACAATCCTTATAATTTGGAGAAAAATAACAAATAGCCAAAATTGCCGTAATGAGAGCTATACATATTCCTTCTTGGGATTCCATTTAATAATTGGGAAACATATTATTTTCCAAAGATTAACACAATAATTGTGTGCGTCTTTATAACAAATAAAGAATCTAGAATAATAATTAACTTATGGCAGAACAAGAACAAAAACAAGAACCAGTATATTTATTTATAAGTCAATCATGCCAACACTGCATTGATCTAATAAAACAAATTCAACAGAAAGATATATTAGCTAAACTAGTACAAGTAGTAGCAGTAGAAAATGCACCCAAACTACCACCTGGTATAACAAAAGTTCCATCCATACTAGTAAATGGACAAATAAAAACAGGTAATGATTGCTTCACATTCGTAGAAAATTACGGAGAACTCGACGCAAGCCCAACATATACAAATAGCTCCGGATTCGAATCAGAAGGATTCTCATACCTAGGGTCAGACAGCGGAGGAGATGGAGGTACAGATAGTTTTAGTTTCCTAGGAGCTTCAAATGGTATGGAGGGTGCAGATATGTCTCAGGCAGATGCTGCATATAAACAAGAACAAGGACAAAAACAAAAGGGTAACGGAGCAGAAAGTATGGATAATATAACAGCACAAAGAAACCAAGATATGAATCAAATGCAGGGTGGGCGGAGATAAACAAATTAATTGGAAAATTTTTAAATAATATTAAGAAATTTTTATTTATATTTAATTTTCACGACGATAATAAAATCGACGATAATAAAATATAATTATAAATTTAAATAGCTTATTCCATATCACTCAACAAAGATGAAGCTGTTACTTCATTGGGTGGATTTTTACTAAGTGTTTGCAATGCTTTATTTTTTTGACTTTTATGTTCTTTGTTCATATTATTAAGTTCCTCATTATCATATACCTGATCGTTGATTTCATCAGGACTAATATCAGCCCTCAACCACCTGTAACACTCTACAACATAATTGTCAAATGTATTATCGACGTCAGTTAACATTACAGCTTTAGCCCTAGCTTCATCCTCAGTCTCGTAAAAACCCTTAACCTTCAACGCCCTACCCAAAATATCCGTACCAACAATACTAATTACAGCCCAATTCTGATCATCAATTCTACACTGATCCAATTTTTCTTTACCATTGAATTCCTCAATATTATCTTTAATAGATGAAACATCAGTTTTAGATATAGTAACAATTTCATTAACTTCTTCAACTTTATTAACTTCATTAATTTCTTCAACTTTATTAACTTCTTCAACTTTATTAACTTCTTCAACTTTATTAATTTCATTATCCTTTATTTTATTGGGTTCCGAATTAAGATCGGGATTTGTAGTCATTAGTCTTTTACGGGTTTCAAATAATTCTTTATCAACCTGAAGCTTCAATTTATGATCACAAATAATCTTATTCAAATACAGTTCGTGTTTATCATTATCTTCCATGAATTCCGGGTTGGGTGGGATTGCAATCCACGTATACATTTCAAATGTATAAATATCGTACTTTTTGGTAATTTTTTCAATATCTGTTAATTTTTTTCTTGTTTCGTCTACTGTATCACAACAACCACGAATATTAAACAATAGTGTTTCGTGCTTAGCTTTAAGAGAATCATAGGGACCCAAAAAACTAATCAAACTTATTTCCTGACCGTGTTCTCTAAGATCTTGGTCATCTTTCTCCAAGTTTAAAAACAAATCAAATCCCTTGGTATCGATCAATTCAGCTTTAGCCCTCGCGATACATTCTTTCTTAACATCTACGGAAAGTTCATCATCGGGTCCAAAATATTCACCATTACCAACGTTAAGATTCTTTTGTTCATTCATTATGATACTTCATATTATATCTTTTTAAATTTTTAAACCCATTTAATATAAACCAGGTAAAAAATATGCACACTTTGATTCGGGGTCCGGAAGTTTTAAAATCCCCGACCGACCAGGTAATAGGACGTCACATGGTTGATCACCAACTGTAAGCAAAAGGTTATTTTGGTTACATATTTTACGTCTCAATCTAATTTTAAATTCTGGATCTTCGTCTCCTTCATTCATAAAAACACGATCATAGGGTATCATAAACATATCTAAATTTGTAATTGTTGCTAATTTGGATGTTTTCGGTCTAGCTGTTAAAATAATAATTTTTATACCCAATTTTCTTGCTTCCTTTGCTATTTTTACAATTTGCGGGTTGGGTGGTAAAATAAATACTGGTTGTCCACTATGATCACCAAGTTCCATTTCCCTTACACCCAATTTTTCTTCCGGATCTCCGAAAACTAACGTTTCATCCACATCAAATAAAATACATGGATTGATAATTTTCTTTGTTGTCATGATTTTTTTTAAATAATCGATCGATATATCTGCTGCCCAATTTAAATCTTTAACATATTCTCCTTGTGCTGGCCATTTTGACCAATAATTTAAAGATGAACTTGACATTAATTACCACATTTATAAAAAAAATAAAATATAACCGAAAATAACCGAATTTTTAGGTCTTTTTAGCGAAAAAACTACCCATATTACTTTGTTTACTTGTTATTTTGGGTTTAGTCGGCTTTTTAACATTCGTTATGGGTTTACTCGACTTTGTAACCTCAAAAAAATTATCTATAGTTTTAACATACCCTTCATTCTTATTAATACATTTTTGTCTCTCTTCTGCATACAATACACTAGTATCGTCAATCAAAAGTTCAAATAATGTTTCAAGTGGACTGATTAGTTGTTTTTCCAAATAATATAATGGATCAAGTTTATTATCACCCATATAAGATGGGTGTGCTACTCTCTCCCACTGCAAAGCTTTCTTATCCTTGGTTTTTATATATATAAATGGCACACGGTCTGGTGGTTTGGGATGACCCATAGGATCCAATTTAATTAAATTCTGTGCCAATCTAACATGGGGATAAGATACTTCAGCCGTACTCCAGTCAACTTCAACACCATCTTTTTTATAATACTTATTCAAACTTTTAGAAACAACTAGTTTTTCTATAGGAACCTTATTATGCAACAGATTATTAACACCATTAATAGCAATTTCTTTAGCCGATTCAATATCTTGGTCATACATTAATTTATTCAAAATGTCTGTACTAACATCCTTAACATATTGACAATTATCTCTTCTAACAACCTGAATTCCTTTATATTCTACATGATTATGCTTAGTTGGATTTGTCCATTCAAGATACGCATATCTTTTCTTAGCAAATAGAAAAAATGGAGACATAACTTTTTCAAATTCTAATTCAATAGGTGGCTTAAATGTTTCCGTAATAGCTTTACTACATTCCTCAGCAAGACGAAAATGTTCTTTCATATAAGAATGAGTATCGTCATCAGGAAACTCTTTTTTATCAACATCGAATTTTATGTAACAAGAATCTGTATTTTTTAAAATAATTCCATCACCTGTACTAAACGTACCGTCATTAGTTTCCAGGTCATAAACCCAATCATCAACCAACCCCAAATCTTCGATAATTAATACAGTAGCCATTACACTTTTAAATTACACTTTTTAATAATACTTTTTAATAATACTTTTTAATAATAATTAATAATTCTATTTCTTAAATTATTCTGTTACTGTAATAGTAAAATATAAAACAGTACTCCAAAAAAGTAGTACTTGTATGCATGTTAATAATCTACCAATAGAAGTCTGTGGCGAATAATCACCAAATCCTATAGTAAACATTGTTATACAACTGTAATATACAGAATCCCCAAAATTATTAAAATTATTTCCTTCCTGATAAAAATCTGTTTCTGAATTATGTAATAACATATACAAAACAGAAAAAATCATCATTAACATTGAAACAAAAATAATTAAAATAAAATAACTATATCTTTTTTGTCTTATAGAAAATTTACGACTTTTTTCATTCAATTTATTGATAATTGATTTTATGTTTGTCTTGGTGTGAACCATTACAATTAATTAATATATTAAAATTAAAAATATTTAGTATTGGTAATAAATGTATTTTGAAACATTAGCTACACAACACATAGTCAACAATAAGAAAGAAAATTTTACATCACCCGAAACTTGGGATACAGAAACAATATTAATTTTGATTGTTTATATAATGTGGATAGGATTCTGGGTAGCAACAATCGTTAACGCCATTAAATTATCCAAAAAGGGTGGTAAAAATAGTGCAGCAGCTCTAGTAATATCTGTATTGTCGTGGCCATTTTATTGGGTATTTAAGATTAATGACTGTTTTGGAAAGAATTAATTGAAAGGAATAGGACTTAAAACACCAGGTATTTTAGAATTATTGTATATTTTTCCTATATTTAATGGATTTACATCATCCCAATGAAATAGTGTTATTATCTTATTATTTATTGGTGAGATACTTACATCTACTGCAGGTATTAACCAACCCATACCAGAATGAATGGAGTAATCGACGACGGCTGTATTTAAAGCTGATTTGTGAAATTCTCTTGATATAACTTCCTTTTCGTTGTTTGGGACCCATATATCAATATCTTCAAATTTAACTTTCTTAATTGGATATATCCAATCCTTATCCCAAACCATCTTAGGGTTGAATAAATCACATTTTCCATTATCGTTAGTTAACAAATCATTTTTTCTCATACAGACAGACACTTTATCATCTGTTTCTACTGAAAACAATATATCAATAAATGGAGGAACTATGTTTTTAGAATTTATAGAAACAATTCGAAAAATAGGCATAGTCAATTGATTATACGTAATAGTATAACCAAGATTATTCAAATCTTTCATAAAGGAGACACTCTTTAAAATATCCTTATTTTTAATATTCGTACAAAAATCCATATCATCATCCCATGGTATAAATCCATCATGTCTATAAGAACCAAGAACAGTACCAGAAATACCCCATATCTCAATACCATATTTAGTAGTAACTTTTTCCAATGCTATATACATATCCTTTAATTTTCTTGCAAATTTATTAGATATAACTAATATGTTTTTATCCACAGTCCCTTGTAAGTTTTTTATATCATGACCAACACCATCAAGTGTATATTTATTATTTAAAAATCCAGAATAAATATTCAATGTATAAAAACAACATTTAATAATTAATAGTAGGAATAAAAACACCAACACGGATAACAAAACAATATTCATTAATAATAACCAACATTTAAAATTAAAAATATTGTTTTGTTATCAATGAGCAGACAATCATTAAGATTAAGTAATATTATAAAAGATAACTATGAGATTGATAAGTATAAATTTTTCCTACATAAAAAAGGTATTAACGAAAGCATAAATGTTTACAGTATGAAATTATAATTAACGATACTTACTTACTTTCCTAGCAATTTTCTTAGACTGTTTAGAATACTGTTTACCCTTTTTAATATCCTTCCGCTTTCTCTCGGATGTTTTGGTATATTCTGAATTGGTCAATGCATTCCTCGCCTTTCTAGGTAAATACCTTTCACCAGATGCCTTTTTTCCGACTACACTTGGGCGACCACTCTTAGTACCCCAATCCTCCCTAGTCCATTTTGATAGTTTGTTTGATTTAGACCGATGACCTGTATAACCACCACCCTTCTTTTTGTATAATTTAACGGCCAATTGAGCTTTCCTTGCACTCCATTGACCCTTTTTACCACCACTAGAACCTCTCTTAACTTCTTGTACTGTCTTGGTCCAAAGCTTAGAATTTGTCCTTTGACTCTTTTTCTTTTTAAAAGATTTACCAAATTTGTTTCGGAAGAATCCTATAATTTTATCCATCTGTACAGTACATTTATTTAATTTATAGAATAGTCTTAATTTAAATAATAATAATAAGATGAATGAATTATTGGAAAAATTCTGGATTCCTTAATTTGACACACTTTAACGCCTTAATTTGATCAAAGATCGGATCAAAGATCGGATCAAAGATCGTAACGAATACCTTTATATATGGGCATACGTGGAATACCAGTCTTTGGAATAATCTCCATACACTGATAAGTCACAATATCTCCTATCTTAGGAACAGGTCCCCATAATTCATTAGGTTGTGTTAACACACAAATCCTACTATTTACACCAAATTCATTTTCTTTGAAGACGTAACATTTTCTTTGTAAATCTACAAATCCTCCACCAATATTAAATTCAGAACCATTTTGTAATTTACATCTTAGTTTTCCCAACATTCCAACATACTTACCCTTTCCTTCCAAATAACCAATAACAATAGATTCTCCCTCATTTTCTTTTTTATATTTTAGAATAGTCTTAACCCTTTTGGGTTCGTATAAATTATCCGACCGAATAATCATTACACCCTCCCTTCCCTTATCCACAACGTCATTGAACTTATCGTGAATTTTCTTCATATTTTCTGGTTTCTCTATGTTCCTAATTAGAGTACATTTTACATGACTAATATATTTACTATTAGATTGAATAACAAACTCCTTAATATTTTCAAAACGATCATGAAATGTTAAATTGGCCAACGGAATATCAAAAATCATAAATACTATTTCTTCCCACCTGGGATCATCTGTTTTCCTAATAGTCACCCCACTGAAATAACTAAATGGTTTACCTGGTACTATAATTTCTCCCTCTAGTGGATATTCAGGAAGTAATTTTATAAACCAATCGGGTACAAAACTAAATTCTCTTTTACTACGAGTAAGTAATTTAGATCCATCCCAAATGGCACGAATTCCGTCATGTTTTTCCGATAAATACCAATCACCAGTTAGTACTTTGGCATCTACATTCTTAATATTGTGACTTAACATTACAAAGCATTTTGAATTGGGATCCATATTTTATTAAGTATTAATCATAATAATATTTTTAACTTTAAATTATATTAGTTTCGTTTTCCGATAGTAATTAATTACCTAAAGTTATATTAATGTCCAATCAATTAAATGTTAGTGTGCTTGTAGCAGCCAGGGATGAATACTCTGGTCAATTAAAAAGACACCTACAACCATTTATATACGAAGGATTTCTAAGCATATACGAAGAAGCCGTAGAAGAAGATAAATATAATCCACTAAAACAATTTCAGATATTTTTAAAACAAGTACCCAATTGGAACCAAACAATTTTAGACATGGAAACTACTCGTATTAAAAATAAATGCCCCTACCTCATGGATATGGTAACAGCCATATTTGTAAGTCATGTGAAAATTTTAGCATCCGTAAGACTAGGAGGTAAACACAGTAACATTAAAATTAAAATACCTACACCAGAAATTTTTATTCATAGCGTTTATGTAGCTGGTGCTGAATGTTTCTATTACAACCCAGAACTATTCGATGATTCTAATAACAGAAACAATATGGAAAGAATTAGAGGAATAATTGGGTCTAACATAGATAACACGATTAGTGAAATGATACCAATACAATCTATACTACAAGAATATCTATGCAATACATTTACAGATCATGTAAAACCGGAACCCAAACAAGAAGATCCTATTGACGAATTTGATAATACAGGTGATATATTGAGTGGTAATGATATTATGGATGGTATTGACGACCCAAACAAAAATGATAATTATGAATCATCCGACAACACATCAGACCTAAGTGGATTATTCACAACACCTAAAGAAAATACAGAAGACGATGTTATATTCCCAATAGGAGACACAACATCGTTTGATAATAAAATTAAAGACGATTACAAAGACGATTACAAAGACGATTACAAAGACGAAAGTAAGGAAATTATATGTTCAGATGGTTTCGATTTTCTAGGGCTAGACGGTAGCGATAGTGATAACGATAGTCACCATGATAGTAGTAACAATGACACCGACATTAAAAATATTCAGGATTTTAACGATGATATACCGATAGATCAAGATAATGGTTGGTTTAATGAACCAAGTGCTATGGAAAGTGATTTTAATTTCTTTGATAACAATGATGTTTTATAATGGTGTTTTATATATCGTGTTTAATCAAAAAATAATTTATATGCTACTAGTTATAAATGGGATCAAACGACGGACTAAAACCTAGTTGTTGGGGTCCTACAGCATGGCATTTTTTACATTCTGTTGCAATGGGTTATCCAGAAAATGTCACTAATAGCCCAGAAGATAAAACTATTTCAAACAATTATAGAATATTTTTTGAATCATTAGAATTTGTATTGCCGTGTGAATGGTGTAAGCTTCATTATAAAAAAAATCTGACAATATTGCCGATAAACGATTATCTAGATGGAAGACGCAACCTATCATTGTGGGTTTATAAATTTCATAATCTAGTTAACGACGAAACAAACGTTCCAGAAAATAACAGACCGAGTTTTGAAGATGTTTATGAATTATATGATAAATACAGAGTTCCGTGTGATCAAGATGCAAAAACATGTGGAGGTTCTAGAGATGATTTGTGTCATATGGTTATAAAAGATGCTAACGCTAAATTTTTTACAGACACAAATGTATTCTCTTCTTATTGGCCTTTAATTTTATTAATTACTATTATGTTAATGATTATTAGTGTAGTATGTTTGAATGGGAAAAAAAAGAAATAATTAATTATTAATAATTAATATGTATATACTAATTAGAATACATGGGAGCCGGTGCTAGTAATACGTCAAGATCATCATTAGATGTTTACCAGGAATCCATTACCAAAATTGGTCAACAATTAAGGGCCAAAGCGAGTAATGAGTCACAACAAAAATTTAATATGACACAAACTATAAACATTGAAATTGGTGCAACAAATTTGTGCGACCTGAATTTATTACAACAAAAAGCATGTGAAGAAACCTGTATATACGAAGACAGATTTCCAACTTATCAGTGTAATTTCTCTACACCAAATAAAAGGTTAAGCAGTGAAACAACCGTAGAAAATTGCAATAGTATGTATGGAACATTGGAAGAAGCACTAACATATGATGGAATTTGTGAAGGTATCACCGAAATGGAAGATTTCGAAAGAGAAGATATATGCTATCGTCGCGCACAAAGGTTAGTATGTCCTATAAACCCACTTATAGAAAATATTGGTCAAAATGGATACATAGATAATATGTGTGATGATAAATGTAATAAAATAACCTACATAAAAACAAAAGATTTGGGTAACGGAAGAACAGGTTATGATATTAGAAATGGCGATAGTCCTATATACAGACAACCACCCGGAGTAGATTGGATAGAAGTTAATCCTAGTAAGAATGATTATAATTGTAATATGACCGACACTGGAGGGTCTGGTAGAATAGGTGGTAGAAGTGTAGAAACATGTAAAACAAATTGTTCTATAAATCATAAATGTGATGTACCTGGGGAAAGACTCGTACGAGGAGTTATGAATTGTAGTGGTGCTGGTGGTGGTTTTTGTACATCCAATACAGCGGAAGTTTCCATGAGCTCGGAACAAATTGCATCTACAAATATTAAATCAGAAATGGTTACAGATATTACAAACGATTTCCAGTCAGAGGTTACGAAAACAATATCACAAACAAATTCAGGACTAAATTTCGCACAATTTAATACTTCGGACGAAATGACAAAGATTACACAGGCTATTAAAAATATTGTTACTAATAGTATTAAAGCCGAAGCAACTAATGACAATGTTCAGAATTCAGGACTAGAACAAACTATTACTCTTGTTAATTATGGTATTATTAATGGATCTGCGAGTGGTTGTAAAGGTGGTGGTGATGGTCCAAACTTTAAACCTTGTTTAAAATATGAAAATACGCAAGATAAAAAAGATTGTCAACAAAAAATTTCAGATGAATATTATGGTGGAATAAACGAGACTTGCACCCTTATAGGTAATTCGGCATGTGGTTGTGATATCACCAATAGCACCGTTCAGGACATTAATAATAAACAAGAAGCCAAATCTATTATTGACTCTATATTTAATTCAACTGTTCTGAATAAAGTTATTTCAGATTATACACTAGAAGTTACCCAACTGAATAAGGGTTTATCTTTCGATTTTATTTATATATTTATAGCATTAATTATTGGTGGTGCTTGGATTTTTGGTAAACTAATTGGGTCAAGTTCGAGGATACTTGGTGTATTGCTAAATCCATTTTTCCTAGTTATAGTAGGTATAGTAGCTAGCGTAATATACTATGTAACAAAAAGCGATGGAGAAGAACCACCACCATCAACCAATAATGATATTAATGAAAATACCGAAACAGAAACAAATACTGAAACAGAAACGAATACGGGTACGAACACAGCTACAGACACGAATACAAATACAAACACAAATATAAAGAATTAAATATATTTATAGAATCAAAAGACATTATTATAATATAATGACATTATTATAATATAATGACGAAAGATTATGCATACAGGGGGACGTGGAAACACAAATTTTCCAGAGCATATAACAAAGCCAAAAGAGGCGATATGACCAAGGAGGTAATGATGGAAACTAAGGGAAGGTTTCCAAAGAAGAACGAATGGTGGGGACCAAATACAGAAGAGGAATGGACCACCGAATGGATTAAAAATAATCCCAAATATTAATGACAGAACAGTCAATCTAAGCTACGAAGCCTCCGGCGAGTACCCAGCGAAGCTACGAAGCCTCCGGCGAGTACCCAGCGAAGCTACGAAGCCTCCGGCGAGTAC